GCGTTTCGCGCATGTGGAGTTAAAATTGTATTTGGCGTTTAACTACGCCCAGTGTACTTGTTTGTGTAGTGGATTGGAGCGTTACGACGCTCTCTTCTCCTGCATTAGCAGCTACATTGTATACAAGCTTTATCATACCCGTTCCCTGGGATAGTGGGACCCCTCTGTCATGAGGATAGTCATTTCTGATGTAAGACAAACGTATGAAGAATGACAAATTGTAATATAGGTAGTATTGAAGAGATTTTTCCTCAAATTTCTAATGATATACTTACCGAACTGATGTGTACCTTCTTTTGAAGGCGCGTCTAGTTCTTGATGAGACCGACCGAAAGGCGGCACTTGAATTTAGATTCACATTTTATGTCACAGTGATGTGACACAGTTTGGTACAGGTAAGATTGACCTGTCTGGTTATCGGTTATGGATTGATAATCCTGACTTGGTTATTTGTGATTCTGTATTGATCACTTTAGCGCCGAAAAGGCGTTTGCACCGAGAGTAAGCGGTTCGAGACATGCCCTACTAGCATGGGCCGACGTAATGGTCAAGTGAAACTCGATTTAGACTATTTGTTCCGGTAGTCACGAAGAATTAAGTGTACTAAGGGTTGGCACCTGATGAAGGCACTTTTGCTACTTTGTGTAGACAAATTTTAGGACATCATTTGGATTTACAGTCAATAATTTTATCGCAACGTTTGGGGTATTCAAAAACCCTGGCTTTTGCCGTAAGACGGTTTATGAGACTGTAATTGATGCTTGATGGAAGTGATTGATCTTTTGATCAATTGGCCAAGGAACCAGTTTTCCTTTTATCTTGAACACAGCATGACATTTATTTATCAGGCTAGCAGACACGGAAATTGTGTTCGGGAGATGCAAGTATGCCAAAGGCTTGCCCCATTCTATACCCAGGAGTCACCACCCTTGTGGTTAATGACTTGCTGGATGATTGCTTATTTATGCCTATTAGGAGGCAACAACTTGGACTTAATTGTTCCTGTTGTTTGGGCAATGATTGTTGTTTGGTGCAGCTGCCTCATTGGAGGAGCTATAACGGCACTGAGGAGGATTTTTCGTATTCATAGAGCTAATAAACTTCTTCGGAGGTTTCAAGCTCTTGCGCATTCGTATCGACTTGATGCTCAAGTCGGTGAATTTCCAACTAAGGAAGATCGCCGTAAGCAGTATCATAAGAATCGAAGTGCCCGTATTATTGAGCGTAGAAAAAAGTTCTCCCGTGGTGGACGGGATAATAGGAAGAAAAAGCAGAAGCCAAAGGAGAAATTTACTCCGCAGATTGGTTCTGCCGCAATTGCCACAGCATTTTCAAATCTTGCTAACATTAAAGGTATTCCGATTGACGACAAGCTTTTGAGTAGAGTCGAAAATTTAGGAGCCTTATTTGTTGCAGCAAAAGATTGTACTACTGTTTCTGGTTTTC